ATTTTATACCATTTTTTAATACCACTTTGTTCTGTAGTTGTTGAGGTGGAACCCAACTAACTTTAAACCTACCCTTTGGATCTGGGTAGAATATTACTTGTGAATCTTTAATTCCATTAACCCATTGAAAATTACCCGCTGTAATTCCTAGTGTTCTAGACATTTCGCCATTATAATCTATTTGCTCATATATCTTAACAAGATTAAATATACTTCCTTTTGTCTCGTCTCTAAACGCATGCTCTGTAGTTCTTGGAAATTGACGGTAAAATTCATTTAAACCATCTTGATCATCTTTAAGGCCATCAACTTCGTTTTGCCAGTTATCTATTACACCTACATCTATTAGTTCACCGTCTGGTGCGAATCTATCGATATCAGGAGTAGTAAAGACTGGAACTCCATACTCATCAATAAATCCTTCGTAGTTCCATTCCATTGGGATAAAAAGAGAGTATAAACCAGACTTTGTCTGACCGTTTCTATTTCGCTTGGTGACATCTGATGAGTTATATAATTTTTTGAAGTTTTCTCCACCTTTGTCTAATGCGTTTGAGGTTGATCCCATCATACATTTACCAATAATTCTACTACCTAATCGTAAACATGTTTTTGTAACCCTCCAGTTATTTAAAATATTATCGGGTCTTTCCCACTTACCACTTTCATCGTGCACTAATAAGTTTAGTTTTTCACCATCATAACTATTGTCTCCAGTGTTTTTCCAGTCAATTGTTGTATCTAAACCTTGTATATCTTCCAGCTTTTCATTAGCTGTAATTTTTTTTCTTGTAAACTTACTAGCAGGCACACGATAAGCAAGCTCGGATTTAGGACGATCCATACCATCTTGTACAGGTTTAAAAAAGAATGGATAATTAATTGATATAGGAACAATCTTGTCTGTAAACATTTTTTTTGCATCCGATCCTGTTTTAGATAATACTCCATATCTACTATCACTCGCGAGAGTTGCTAAATTAACCGTTTCAGCTGATGACATAAAAGAAAAACCAGAACGTCTGTTTTTAAGATAGCACATCCCATAGCATCTTTTGTCTACCTTACAAGCTTCCCAAAATATATAAAATAATCTGTTTGCTTCTCTAAAATCTGGAGCGCCTACATCAATTTTACTCCATTGCAAGTACATGTATTGCGTACCCGTTATCCAGGTTGGTTTACCATTATTCATGAACCAGAATCCTTCTTCTCTTCTTCTAAACTCCTCGTCTATATAATCGTACCATTTTTCTTTACTGCCTTCCGGATAGTTTCTCCAATCAAATATATTTTTAATTCTTTGTAACTCCTTGGGATACTCAAATTTCACCCATTTGTTCTTAGCATTTTTATATACTTCTTTAGGAGCTTTTGGTAGCGCAATAACTAGCCCTTGTATTTCTATTATCTCACCTATTTGTCCGTTTTGAGATAAAACCACAATATCGTGTTCTTTATTGTAACCGTGTTTCCATTTCTTACCTTTATTAAGTCTACTTATAGTAGTCTTTTTTATTGGCTCAACTGTCTTAACTAAACTTTGCTCGTACATTACTTAGATCTACTTTCTGCGAATCCTTTAAAAGTTTTTTCCTTTGTCTCTTCAGGTGCTTTGCCCTCAAGTAGTCGCTCTTCTTCTTGTATTCTGTTAAGTATTTCAAATGCGTCAAATATAGCTAATTTTTTAGTAGCTGCTGCATTCTTTAGTCTATCTGCTGATATATCCTCGTCTGAATCAACGATTTCTTCCCTTGCTACTTTAATCAGCTCTTCAACTGCTTTATGCCCAGCTTGGATTATATTCTTCTTCGTTTCCTTGATATTCATATTTGATTGTAATAAAATTAGATAAAACTCGATATAGTCTTTCGCCATCAACGACAAATTCGTATTCACTACTTGGTCTAAAACCAATTAGATCGTTAACCTCAACCGTATTGTCTGAATATTTAACAATACCTTGTAAGGGTTTTTCGGATTCAATGTTAAATTGATCCACTGCTTTTAAAGGCTTTATAAAACAATAACCTTTTGGAGCCATCCACTCTTTATTTCTTTTATATAAAAAGATTTGATCGTGGTTTATAAAATAAGTAGATTCGTCAAAATAACTTCTACTATTTTTCTCTACACCTCTAACATCATTCCATCTACGAAAAACGTTATGATGTACTATAACTTCATCTCCTGGTTGTATGTCTGTATTACCAATTAGTGGAACTGATTTAACAATAGCTGTTCTATTTACAAATTGATGATTATAAATCTCAGTGTTAAGTATCAACTCTGAATCACCAACTTTTTTTTTATTGTTATATCTTTCTCCTTTTGGCGTTACAACAAAGTTGTAAACACTTTTCATTAGTATTCAAGATTATACTCTACAGATACCGCCATGTTTTTATTAAAATCTTTCCAAGGTAAAACATCTTTCTTTTTTTTAATATAAACAGAGAACTTATCTTCTTCCTCTATTATATCGCAAATAGTATGACCACCGTACACTTCTTGCCCCACGGCATAGTGCATAGCGTCATTCTTATAATCTTTACCTACGGAAATTTTACGAATTAACTTGGCCATTTTCTTCTGGATTTGTAGTTTCTTCTGGATAAGCTATTTCGCCTGTTTGAATGTTAATGTTATCACTACCATACTCGCTCATGAACTCTGTTCTTTTATCGGATATTGTTTCTTGTAGTGTTTGCATGTGTGTTAATAGGTTTTGTTTTTGAATTTCATACCTACCTATTTCTGCTGTTAACTTGTCTATGTTTCTTATAGTTTCTTGTAAACTCGTTAATTCTTCTTCACTAATTTTTTCAGGTTTAATGCCTTTAAGTTCTTTAATTTTTTTGCTTGTGTTTTTTGCCATTTTATTTAATTTAAGTTAATTTATTTTATTCTTATCTGCTTTGTTTAAAGTCATTGATACCGTCAAAAAGGCTTTGTGTATAGCTTATTACGCTTCTACCTATATTATGCCCTAGTCTTAACCTTAAGATATAGCTGGTGCGGTTGCTCCTACATGCGCTGGTCCGTAATAACAAATTACTCCATGTGTTGAATCTTCTTGTAACGAAACGCTAGTCCACCTACCATATATAGTTAATCCTTTTGGAAACACAACTGTAGTTGCTACAACAACACTTTCTACAGTATCCGTATCATCCGCATCAATACCGTTTGCTAGGATTTGAGTTCCGGTTCCAAAGTAAGCAGTACCATCACTACCTTGTTTAGCCGCTACGTTGGCTCCATTTAAATGTGTTTCTGCTAATAATACTCCAAACGAAACGTTGTCAAGCATTGTTATAGCAACTATAACCGAGCCCGCTGGAGGCATTAAGTCTGTAGCAGCAGCTTTTATATGACCACTACCCATTTGCCCAAAACTGTATGCTACATTTTGTGAATTTACTCCCATAATTTTATTTTTTTACTTTTTCAAATGATCGTCCACCAAAGTAGGCGCCGATCACGGTTATTAATACTAATTGTAATAGATCCACATAAGAATCTTTTACGTTAAATTTTATTGCACCAGCGTCAATGAATATCAATAACATAGTGCATACTATCAAAAATACCAAGACCAATGGTCTAACATTTTTGCTGAGCCATGAGTCTGATTTTAAATCCGCTTCCCAACGAGAAGTTATATTCTTCTCCATCTCTATCTCATAATCACTTACAAGTTGCTTGATTTTAAGTTCAGCGGCAAGTTTTTCTTCTTTAGATGTATGCAGGTTGTCTATTACTCCACCAACACCTTTTACAAGCTCAGCAGCACCACCAGACAATAAGTTAGTTAAAATACTCATTACTTCTTTTTCTTTGGTTTTCTATTTCTAAGAATATCAGCTTCGTGTTGAAGTTTTTTAGCTGCTTTTTTACGCTGGTTGTCTTTTTTACTACCATCATTAGTAATATCGTTGTTTATCAAAAAACCAGCTCTATCTTCTAAATCATTAATTCTTTCGTTTCTATCTTTTCCTTCATAAACAGAAGTTCCATCATATTCTCCTTTTTGTAATTTTAGATTTTTTTTATCTATTGGTCCTTTTTGTTTAGCAGGAGATTTTTTCTTTTTAACTTTCTTTTTTTCTCTCTCAATCTGTATAGGAGTATTCTTTTTAGCTAACCTTAATCTATCCCATATCGCTTTACCTTTCTCGTCTAGGTCTTCACGTTTTACTGGTGGTTCGAATCCTGGAGTTCCTGGAGTACCTGGTGCATCTGGATCTACTTTTTGTTTAACTGGAGAACTTTTGAACCCGCTAAAACCTTTCATTTTATATGCCATATTATTTACTTTTTACTTTTTCAAATGAACTAATACCAAAACATCCTAATGTTACCCATACGAATGAATTGTATATTACTTCGTTAATTACCAAGTAAGCTTCTTCGCCTACAAATATAAAACTAGTTACAAGATCTGCTATAGCAAATAAACACATTACTACAAATGATGCAAATCCTACTACATTTTTTTCGTTGATTTTATTATTATCTTTAAATAAACTCCACATAACTAATGTTTCTCCCAAGGAAACTGCTTACCACCTTCTGGCACCCATTCTCCTTCGTATAATATTTTACCTTCTGCTCTTGGATACTCTTGTCCGTTCCACTTTATATAGTTATCATCATACTTAAGCTTACCAATTTTCATATCGGTTATGTGCTTCATTTCATGAGATAATATCTGTCTTTCTTCTGCACTTCCAGCCTCTACTGATTCGTCTATAAATATAGTACCATCATCGTTGGCTTCGGCTTGAACACCTCCATCTAGTTTCTTTCTATACAAAGGAGTACCAGGGCACGCTTCTTCTTGATAATGTGAAAAACGTCCTTTGGTTATTTTTTTATGATTTTGATTAGGTAGTTTAAACATTATCATTCACTGTCTTTCATGAATTCTTTATCCAGCGTGCTATTTTTATGAATTTTATTTGTTAATTCTTCTGGAGTCATTTTTTCTCCTTCACTAGAATTATTTGCTGCAGCTTTTTTACCACCACCACCACCAAACACTTTGCTAAGCGCACTAGCCCAACCTGGTGTTCTATAACCTAATTCAACTTTATCAAGTTTATCTTGTGCTGCAACAACAGCCTCATCACTAACTTTTAATGGCGATGAACCTCCGTGACCATAAAAAGCAGATCCTTTCATTTTGTATCCTGTACTTTTTTTAAAGTTTGGCATATTATCTATCTTTATCTTTAATCATATCGTCTATAGCTTTATTGTAAACCTTGTCCGTGTATGATTTATTATTATAAAATATACTTCTTTCTGACGTAGGCATATCCTCCTCGCCTAAAAGTATTCTGTAAATTCTAGTTATCATTTGAGAACATTTAAAAGAAGTCTTAAATACAGAGTACATGATAGTTGTTCTATTTCTATGTCTCCAGGTTTCTATCCAACCTTCTCTTTTTAATCTCTCCCATCTTGCTTTATCCCACGAGTATGTATAAACTCCGTTGATAAAATCGTTTCGTGTAAATCTTCCTTTACAATCTAAATAAATTAATAATTCTAAGTCTGCGTCTTTTAACCCGTAAGTTTTACAGACCCACTTTCTAGTGAGCCTGTAATACTTAAGGATATTCATATCACGCAAATCTTGCGCTGATAATCTCAACTTCTACTATTGATCAATAGCTATTGCAGTACAGGAAGTAATATTAGATATATTAGTTCCAGCAGTACCAGCTACACCAGCAACATCTACATAAGGTAACTTCATAGAACCTGAAGCGTATATATATTCAGAAAGCTCTTTAAGAGTTGCTAAATAAGTACCAGATGTGATGTCACAAGTAACTAAAGTAGATTTAGTAGTACCGTTAGCTAAGTTACCTCCCACAAAAGAAAAGTTTATAGTGTCAGCATCTACTAAGTCTATACCAGCTAGTTGAGATACAGGCATTGCAACAGCATTAGTTGCACTTACCGAAAAAATAAGTAATTTGTCCATTTTTATTTTTTTAATGATTAATAATTCGTTTTCGTTTTTTAGTTTAAGGTTTAAGGTTTATGGTTTAGGTTAATCTATTAGTACCACGCTACCCGTATGAATAGCGTGGCATAATATTTTTGTTAATCTAAGCTACTATATGTTAGAGAATATAGCTGCACCAGTACCGTCAGCATCAACTGTTGCTACGTGACCAGTTACCATAAATTTATTTGTTGCTGTTTTCATAATAGTAAGATTAGTACCTACTGTTGCCATATTGTTAGCTAAGTTAGTATCAAGTGCTATTTGACTATCGTCAGCAGCAGCTGTTGCGTAACCTTGAAAAACATCAGCAGTAGCATCAGCGACTACTTGATAGTTAACTCCTCCCGTAAACATTTGCCCTGTTGTGTCTGTTACGTCTGTACATTTAATTAGTACACCATTATTGTTAGCTAGTGCCATTACTACTTTAATATTCCATCCTAATTCCATGTCAGCATCAGCAGGCAATGTAATTACCGTAGCAGCTGCAGTGTTAAGGATAAACGTTTTGTTAGAATCACTAGCGATACATTGATAAGCGGTAGTTGCCGCTGTTATCTCATGTGTGTGTTCTAATGTGTTAAAAAATACTCTTCCCATTTTTGTTTTGTTTTTAATTATTAATTTGTTTTAATCGCTATCACCGGGTTGTAGTGATAACTAACATACTAAAACAACGTCACCATCACGAATAACTCTATAAAGAGTATCTTTCCATGATATGTCGTGTCCAGCGTGTTTATCGTAATATATCATATCTTCATCTTTTAGACCTTCTACAAGGTTTCCACATGATATTATTTTTGCTTTTAGATAACGGTTGTCTACATCTGTATCATCCGTCATTATAAGACCAGCAACCTTTTTAGGTTCTGTCTTTATTCTGTCTACTATTATATATCTATTAATTGCTTTCATTGTGTCTCATGTTTGAAATTACACAATCTGCAGATATAATTGTTGATACTACACTTACTGCGTTTTTTAGTGCAGATTTAGTTACAAGTACTGGATCTATAATGCCAGACTTAATCATATCAACTCTTTTACCGGTTACTACATCTATACCGTAACCTTCGTGATCTTCTGTTCCTTCCATAATATGTATGCCAGCGTTGTTGAGAACAGTATGAAAAGGAGATGTAATAGCTTTTAATAGTATCTTTTCACCAACCGCTTTAGCGGAAATTTTCTGAGATGCATTTAATAGTGCCACACCGCCACCTGGAACTATACCTTCTTTTAAAGCAGCTTTAGTAGCATATATAGCGTCTTCTATTCTATCTTTCTTCTCTTTAAGCTCTACCTTTGAATCAGCGCCTACTTTTACCATCCCAACAGATCCTGATAGCATAGCAAGTCTTTCTCTATGCTTCTTTTGAATAAACGGGTTTTTATCCCACTTATCTATAATTTTCTTAATACTCTTAATTCTCTCTTCCATTTCGTCCTCTGGAGTTTCTATAGTAAGAACTGTGTTTCTATCATCTGTAATTGAGGTGTAAGCTTGTCCTAAACAATTTATATCGATTAAATCAAGATCATCGCCTAGTTGTTCATTAATTACCTTTGCGCCAACTAAGAAAGCTAAATCAGCTACTGTATCTTCTTTTGTTGGGCCAAAGCCTGGTAAGTCAACTATATTCACCTTTATATTACCTTTTACCTTATTCATAAGTAAAGCAGCTTTAACTTGTTGTTCAACTGGTGCCACTATAAGTAATGGTCGTTTAGTCTTTATAACATGTTCTAATACTGTTTGTATTTTTCTTATGTTTGGTATTTCTGAAGATACTATTAATACTAATGGGTTATCAAGCTCAGCTATCTGCTTGTCCTTATCAGTAACAAAATGTGGAGATGTGAGTCCTGAATCTATCTGAACACCGTCAACTACTTCAACGTACGTTTCTTCAGTTGGGGACTCTTCCATTAATACCACACCATCTTTACCTACTTTAGTATAAGCTTCCGCTATAATCTTTCCTAGTTCCGTGTCATTATTACAACTTATTGAACTAACAGATTCGAGCATATCGCCTTCGATCTTGACAGAAATCTTATTTAGGTAATCATTTACTTTTTTAAGTCCGGATTTAATTCCGTCTTTAATTTCTCTAATAGTAGCATCACTACCGCTTACTTCCTTTAACAATGATTCAGCAAGAACGGTAGCTGTAGTAGTACCATCACCTGCTTCTCTCACTGTATTTCGAGCGGCTTCCTTTATTAAGGTGGCCCCCATGTTTTCAACCGGGTCAAATAAGACAACAGATTCTGCTACTGTTACACCGTCTTTTGTTATGACCGGAAGTCCTCTGGCGTCTTCGTATATAACGCATTTTCCAGATGCTCCAAGGGTTGATTTTACTGCTTTAGCTAGTTTTTCTACACCAACTATTATTTTGCTCTTAGCGTCATTGCCAAAACTTACGTCTTTGACAATCTCGCTAGGTTGATTGTATTCCATGTATTAAATTAAATTTGATTAAATTGCCCTGCTTTACTATTATTCTTTGATAATGTCTTTATCTAAATCACCTGCTTCTTCTATCTTTTTTCGTGATGCTACTCTTTTTGCTTTTCTAGCGGCTTTTTGTGTAGCTCGTAATCCTTCTCTTTCTTTTCTACCAGCAATTCTAGCTTGTTTGTCTTTTATAATAT